TGCTGCACAACAAATTGCTGCTGTTGGTGGTGGTGTTAATGCTGCTAATGTAATTGCAGAATTACAAAAAGTTGTTTCAGCCATACCAAATACATTGTATGGGAAGGATTCTCTAAGAATATATGTACCAAGTTCAATAGCAAAATTTTATGTTCAAGCACTTGGTGGATTCTCAGTTGCTGCTACTTCAAATGCTGGGGTTGACAACAAAGGAACACAATGGTGGAACAATGGTTCTTTAACTATAGATGGTGTACAAATATTTGTATGTCCTGGAATGAGCGACAACAAAATGTATGCTGCTGAAGTTTCTAATCTTTACTTTGGAACTGGTTTACTAAATAACAACCAAGAAATTAGAGTTCTTGATATGGTAGATTTAGATGGCTCAAATAACGTGAGAATGGTAATGCGCTTTACTTCAGGGGTACAGTTCGGCATTGCATCTGACATTGTGGAGTACGCATAATAATTAATCCAAAATAGGGTAAGTAAGTTTAATATACTTACCCTCTTTTATAAAAAATAAAATAAGACTATGGCGTGTTTATTAACAACAGGAAGAAAAATACCTTGCAAGTCAGGATTTGGAGGAATCAAAACGGTATATTTCGCAGATTTCGGCGCATTAACTGCTGTAACTGTCGATGCAACAACAAAACAAGTAACTGCTTTAACAGGCAGTCCAACTTGGTATGAATATGATGTAAAAGGTCCATCTTCTTTAGAAACTGCTGTTGCAAGTTCTAGAGATACAGGAACAACTTTTTACACACAATCTTTAAATTTAACATTAACATTTTTAGATGCTAAGACTCAAGCAGAATTACAAATTTTAGCTTTAGGAAGACCTTATGTTGTAGTAGAAGATTACTACGGAAATAGCTTCCTATGTGGATTTGAAAATGGATGTGAATTAGTTAGTGGTACTTCAGTAACTGGAGCCGCTCCGGGAGACCTTTCAGGGTTTACGATGGTTTTCGAAGCAATGGAGGAGACTGCACCTTATTTCTTAGATGCAGGATTAATTACAGCAGCAGCGGATCAAATAGACCCAACTGCATAATTATATTTTATATATTTAATTAAAGCATCCTTCGGGGTGCTTTTTTTTTGCTATTATATTTTACAAAATTACTTCTTTTTAATGTTATATAAGTAATGATAGTTTTTAACACTTCTGCGATTGCACAAACGTTTAATGTTATCCCTAGAATTTATGGAGCAGAGTTTACTTTGTCTATAACTGATGATAGTACTAATATTCCTGTTTATTATGATATTACAACAGCAACAACCAATGTAAATTATTTAACATTTACTCAAGTATTTAATCCTGTTTTAGTTGAAGGTCATTTTTATGATATTAGATTTTATAGTGATTATAACTATTGGAATACAAATTATCAATTATGGGAAAATGATAACACTTTTTGGAATGTAGATAGAACTACAGATGTAACTTTATTTAGAGATAGAATATTCTGTACAGACCAAGATATTGACCAAATGGAAGACGAATATTATGATTTAAATTTGGATGTGTATAAAACTTTTAATTCCTTTGATAATACATATAAGGTATTTTAACTATGAAAAAAACTACAAAAAGAGATAATCAAGGTCGCTTTGCTAAAAACTATTCAGAATTTAGTTTTGTTAATTTAGCTACATATACAAGTCCTGAAATAATCGAAGTTAAACAAAGGGATTGGGTTCAATATGGTGCTGATAATAATTACTTCCAATTCTTAATAGACCGTTACAATGGGAGTCCAACTAACAATGCTTGTATAAATGGAATTTCACAACAGATTTATGGAAAAGGTATAAATGCTACTGATGCTTCAAGGAAACCTAATGAGTATGCACAAATGATAACACTTTTAAATCCTGATATGGTTCAAAAAGTATGTTATGATTTAAAGTTAATGGGTCAAGCTGCAATACAAGTTATTTATAACAAAGCAAGAACTAAAATTTCAATGTGTGAACACTTTCCTATTGAAACTTTAAGAGCAGAAAAAGCAAACGAAGATGGAGATATAACTGGATATTATTATTTTAATGATTGGCCTAATATTAAACCTTCGGACAAGCCATTAAGAATCCCTGCATATGGTACAAGTAAAGAAAATATAGAAATATATTATATTAAACCTTACAAAGCAGGTTTTTATTACTACTCGCCTGTGGACTATCAAGGAGGACTTCAATATGCAGAGTTAGAGGAGGAAATAAGTAACTACCATCTTAACAATATAATGCAAGGACTCGCTCCATCGATGCTCATAAATTTTAACAATGGTACTCCAAATCAAGAACAGAGGGAATTAATAGAACAAAGAATAGCACAAAAGTTTTCTGGGAGTTCCAACGCAGGTAAATTCATTCTTGCTTTTAACGATAATAAAGAAAGTCAAGCAGAAATTACTCCAGTTCAATTAAGTGATGCCCATCAACAGTATCAATTCCTTTCAGATGAATCAACTAGAAAGATTCTTGTTTCTCACAGGATCGTTTCTCCTATGTTATTAGGAATAAAAGATGCTTCAGGATTTTCTAGTAATGCAGATGAAATTAAAAATGCTAGTATTTTAATGGATAATACTGTTATAAGACCTTTTCAGGAACTTTTAATAAAATGCTTTGATAAACTACTTGCTTACAACGATATCGCTTTAAAACTATATTTTATCACGTTACAGCCATTAGAATTTACTGAAGTTGATACTGACATACAAGACAAAGAAGATATAGAAGAAGAAACAGGAGTTGAAATGAAAAAGTTTAGTCTAAAAAAAATAGATGGAACAGAAGTGTATGAGACAATAGAAGAAGCAGAAGCAAAAGCTAAAGAACAAGGATGTGAAGGTTATCACGAACACAAAGAAGATGAAAAAACGTGGTATATGCCTTGTAAATCTCATCCAGTTGACTTATCCTCAGATGATGTTGAGGTTGTTTTAGGAACTTTAAATGATTCAGCAGTTAAATTAAATGAAGATTGGATAAAAGTAGCAGAGCAAGATACAGATTCAGAATATAGTGATGAAGATTGGGCAAATTATTTAATTAAAGAAAAGCCTGAAACTACTTTAAGTAAAATAAAAAGAATTATAGGGTTGGTTTCAGCAACAGAAAACAATGTAGGCAGTGTAAATGATGGATCAGAACAAAGTAGATTAGATTCTAAAAATGGTTTATATAGAATAAGGTACACATATCGTAAAGGTGTAAATAAAAGCAATAGTAAATCAAGAGCATTTTGTACACAAATGATGAATTTAAGTACACAAGGTGTTGTTTGGCGTCTTGAAGATATTGATAATGCTAGTTATTCAGCAAATGTTAATGTTGAATTTAGACACGAACCAAGTTTACGATATGATATATTTACTCTCAAAGGTGGTGTTTATTGTCAACATAAATGGGTTAAGGTTTTATACAGATTAGCAAGTAATACAGAAGTTTCAGAAAACTTAGGGAATTATAATAAAACAAAAACAATCCCAGCGAGTTATATTAAAAATCCAGTTGGCTATAAAGATGCAGCTATTGCAACAACAAGACTGCCGGGAAAAGGAAAATACCCAAATTAAAAAAAAGATATGGCACAACCACTTTTTATAAATAGAACAGACCTTGTTCGCAATAGTTTAATTGATGGAAATGTTGATACAAATAAGTTTATATACTTCATTCGTATTTCTCAGACTATACACATTCAAAACTATTTAGGAACTGAATTGTATCAAGAATTTGAAGGAATGATTACAGCAGGAACATTAACAGAAGTACTTAATCCAAACCATTACACCTTAATGGTAGATTATATACAACCAATGTTAATATGGTTTACTCAAGTTGATTATATTCCTTTTGCTGCGTACCAAATAAAAAATGGAGGAGTATTTAAACACCGATCTGAAAATAGTGAATCGGCATCAAAAGAAGAATTAGATTATTTAGTTGCTAAAGCAAGAGAATACGCAGAATACTATTCAAGAAGATTTATTGATTATATGAATTTTAATCAAAACTTATTTCCAAAATACTATTCAAACAGTAATGACGATATTGATCCAAGTCAAGATGCAATTTTTAATGGCTGGGTTTTATGAGTTATAAAAGATATTTTAATTGGTCAGCAAAACCAAATATAAAAAATGTAGAAAAATTAAAAGCATTTTTAAAAAAACAAACTAAGAAAAAATAATTATGGCAACTTTATTCAATACTAAAATATCGGCAACTTATCCCGGTCTTATAAAAACAACTGATAATGCTGCATTAACTGCTACATTAAAAGAATTATCTGATGGGTCTGGAAACGCATCAGGTTTGTATGCAAATACTGCTGGAGATTTTAAAGTAACTGCTATTTTAGAATGGGGTTCTTTAAAAGATACAGGAACAGGAGTTACTATAACTCAATGGGTAACTTCTGCTGATGGTATAGAGAATTTTAATAACAATACATCAGTACCAACAAGTGCTGCTGTTAAAACGTATGTAGATGCTGTTGTAACTGCTTCTGATCTTGACTTCTTAGGAGATACAAATACTGGCACACCTGCAGTTGATTTAGATTCTCAAAACTTTAGTATTATAGGAACTGCAAATGAGATTGAAACAAGTGGTGCTGCTCAAACTTTAACAATAGGATTACCTAATAGTGTTGTAATTAGTGGAACTTATACTGGAACTACATTTGTAGGGGATTTAAACGGAACTATTAATACTTTAACAACAGCAGTTACACAAACAGCAGGAAACAATTCAACTAAGGTTGCCACAACAGCGTATGTTGATACTTTAGATGCTGCTTCAGACCTTGATTTCTCTGGAGATAGTGGAACAGGAGATGTAAATTTAAACACAGAATCTTTAGCAATTACAGGAACAACAAATCAAATAGTTACTGCTGCAGCAAATCAAGGATTAAGTTTATCTTTACCTGCAACAGTACATAGAGATTTACAAGGAAATGTAACTGGAAATGTTCAAGGAGATTTAACTGGAAATGTAACTTCAACATCTGTTCTTGCTGATGGTGTTACAGCCACAACTCAAGCATCAAGTGATAGTTCTACAAAAGTAGCGACAACAGCTTATGTAAAAGGTTTAGATAGTGCTTCAGATTTAGACATAACAGGAGATTCAGGAACTGGGGATGTTAACCTTAACACACAAACACTAAACATCTTAGGTACTACAAATGAAATAACAACTGCTGTGGTTAATCAAACTGCAACAATAAGTTTACCTAGTTCTATTAGTGTAGATGTTATAGGAAATGTTACTGGAGATTTAACAGGTAATGCAGATACTGCAACTACTTGGGAAACTGCAAGAGATTTATCTTTAACAGGTCAAGCAACAGCTACACTTTCAAATGTAGATGGAGCATTAGCAGTAAGCGGAGCGGTAACTTTAGATAACAACTCAGTAACTGCAAAAGTATTAACAGGATTACCAACACCTTCAGCATCTAGTGTTTTAGCAACTGATTCAATAGTTGAAGGAATTGGAAAGCTACAATCACAAATAAATGGTTTAGCAGGTGGATTAAGATTTATGGGTTCTTGGGATGCAGACACTAACTCTCCAGTATTAAGTTCAGGAGGTGGAGAAGCTACTAATGGAACAACAACATCTACATCAACTAATAAACTTGTAGATACTGCTGCAAACTTTACTGCAACAGTAACAGTAGGCGACCAAGTAGTTAATCAAGTAGATGGACAAACTGCTTTAGTTACAAACGTAGATAGTAGCACAATACTTTCTATTGATGCTGATATAATGTTAAGTGGGGAAACATACACAATAGACAACA